TCAATCAGCAAATTACGGACTTTTGCCCGCAATTCGGCGGTAAATCCAAGGAGTTCACGGCGGGGATAGTGGACAGTCGGGCCGTTACGGGTTACGCGGTCGCGCAACCCGTACTGATGAACGCGGGCAATGCGGGCGCTGCGTCCGCTAAAGCCGATTTCAGCGCCGTTGCTTGTGGTGCGAATACGTAAGTACTTGGCGCGCCGTAGTTTGCCAAACAGGGCTTTTTGCCGAATGCGACCACTGCGGGCAACCGCACGCGGTTTACGGGGGATATAAGCACTGCCGTCGGGGTTTTGCTGGGCCGTGATATGTTTTTGTTGGTCGCGGCGGATTGCTAGTGCCAATTTGCGGGCCAATTGTCGCCGGGCAGCCGGTGCTAATTGGGCACACTGTGCGGCGGCCCAGTTTTCCAAGGCTTGGTTTGGATCAAGACGGCTCATAAAACAGGGGTCGGCGGTTCAGGAAAAGGGGCAATCTGATACTGATTCGGGGCCATTTCCTGCACGCCGATGCGTTCGGTAAGCGGAATGTGTAGCTCTAAATCAACGCGCCCGTGATCCAATATTTCTGCCTCAAAACGGAGGGACTCGCGCAAGGCGGGGTTATCGAATAATTCGCGCTGCTGCTCGCGTAACCACGCCAATAACGGCGCCATCAACGTATTCGGGCTGCCGTGATAATCGGTGACAATCAAGGTCAGGGTATAACGGTATTCAAAGGACAAACCCACTGCACCAGTGGCGACGATATGGCCTTCGTCAACAAACAATTTCAGCCGCTGGGGATCCGTTTGGAATACTGGCAGCGCCTGGTTTAAATGTGCGCGTAATTGTTCAGGTTTTTTCATCGTGATTGCACGATTTTGTAGGCGTTTTCGCAGGCTAATCCGCGGATTCGATTTCGGTCAGCTTCTGTGGCAAAGACTGCTGCCAATTGATCAAGCTCTGCAAACAACTCGGCAAGCACGCGGGCGCGTTTTCGTTCTGCTGGGCAGTGTGCGGCAACGGCGGAATCTGAAGCGGTTCGATGACCAGCGGCATAGGTTTTTGCCAACTCGCGCACCCTGGAATCAGCAGCAGCGCGCTCAAGAGCGCTAATTTCAGCCAATTGTTGCTGTGTTTCATGCTGTAAAACCTCCATCTTTTGCTGCAAAACCTGTTCACGCTGGCGCGCCTGCTGCTGGGCAGCGGCCTGCTGTTGCAGGTGTATAGCGTGAATCTGCGTCTGTTCGTGTTGGGCTAAATGGCTGCGACCCTGCCAGCCCCCGGCAAAAGAAAGCGCCATTAATGCGACTAAAAAACCGTATTTCATTCCGATAACGCCTTTAATGCGCGTTGATAGCGGCGTTGGCGGTCAAGCAAACCGTTCAGGCCACCGTTAATACGCCGGGTTAACAAGGCAAAATCGCCTGCATCGGCTAAGGCATTACAGCGCCGATCCTGCCAAAACGCCGCGGCTGAAAGGGCCGCATACGGCAGCTGACGCAACAGGTCGGGCTGATCAAGCAAAGGCAAGCCCAGCAACACCGCTTGGCGGGCGTATTGGGTTTTGCCGGTCACTTGCAGCAGGCCACGCCCGCGATAGCGCCAGCCGTCACCGCTGGCTTCCGAGCCGTTGCCCATGCGGTTGCTATAAGCGGCATTGGCCAGGGCGCGCGGATTGTGTGCCAGTTCAAAGGCGCGTGACCCCAAGCGATGCCAGCGTGAACCGGGAACGGCGGCGGCGGCCAATTGCCGAATGCGTGCGGCGCTGTAGTTAAGATTTTCCTCAACGCGCGCTAAGGACGCGCTTTCGTGGCCGATTTGCGCCAAAAACGCTGCGCTACGTTTTGGCGAGGTGATCGCATAGCGGGTCATGGCCGTGTTTAACGGCCCAGCCCAATGCTGAGCGCGGGTCACAGGGCAGCCGACGGCGGCAGCGAGTTGTGCAGTAGACAGTTCCATGGCTCCAGCCTGCCACGAATACACGCGCAGACAAGGCAGAAAACATGTACAACTGTGGGTTTACAGGATGACGGGTTACGCGGCCTTACGTAGCAGTGGCAAGCGCAGGTCGATTTCATCCCAAGGGACATAGACGCGGTTATGCTCATCACGCCATACAACGTGCCACTCCATCAACGCGGCAATGTCACCGTGGACGTTCTTGTAGTCACGCTGCAAGCGGCGCGCCAGCTCAGCAATGCGCAGCGGCCCGTGTTCGCGCAGGTACTGGATCAGCTCCCAACGGCGCGGCGTGAATACGCCCAGCATCTGCGGCATGGATTCAAACCCGATGCCGTACCACGGCGCAAGCGTGCGGCCCTGCTCTAGCGCTTCCATCGTGGCCTGCGCCCGCGCCAGTGCGTCGGTAACGCGCGCGCCAACTTCGATATGAAAAATGGTCTTCATGGTGTCCACCTGCTGACATCCTCCCAAAAATCGGCCATCAACTGTGCCACGGTGCTGAATGTGTAGGGCAACTCCTGAGCGCCCAGATGCTTGTGATCGCCCTTGCCGCGTTCGTTGTCATAGCCGACCACACGCTGCCCGGCCACGATGTACACCAGCCGGTACTTGAACGGGTGTACGGACGGCGGTACTGGCGTTGGCACCTGCCACACCACGATCTGCACAGTACCTGCACCATAGGCTTGCTTGTCCATTAGCAGCGGGAGGGCTTTCATATGGCGTATTAAACCATATTTGTTTTTAAACACTATTTTCCTATTAGCTCCTTCCCCCGCCACGCCCGCGCGCCACATTGAGCAAAAAGGTTGCAGCGTTGCAAAGCGCTTTTAGCCGTATTTTTACGAAGGAACAAGCGCGTTTTGGGAATAAAAACCCGTTGCAATCGGTTGCATGCTGTTGAGTGGGCCGATTCCGGGCCGCTTAACGACACCATTGCACACCTATTTTTTAGCGCACTTCCCAGAATCTTCCCATGCACCCTTGTAACTTATTGATTTTAAAGTAAATAAAGGTGCCTCTCCTGGGCACCATTAAGTCAATATAACCTATTGAAATTAATGTAATTTTTTATCATTGCGGCGTGATTTTGGCGTGATGCTTATCAGTCTAAAACCGGTTATATCCGGGAAAATCCGCTTATTTACAGGCTTCCTATTCTAGGTATTCACGCTGATACTAGGATCGCCGGGGCCGGTAAGGGCATTTAGGCCGGTCACGGTCACAGCGGTGTTTTCGGCAACATTCAGCCGAGTATGGCTGGTTACGTGCGGGTCATTGATGGTTTCGATGGTTCCGTCTGACCACGTTATTTGATAGCCGGTAAAATGCTGGCTATGCCGTGGCGTGCTGCTTAAATCTAAACGTGGGCGCGGTTGCCAAGTAATGCTAACGTCGTTAGTCGTGGGGTCGCGGCTGGCTTGTACATTCAGCGGGGGCCATTCGCGCTGACTTTCTAGGAAAGCCGGGGCCGGGAAATCGTCCCATTCCACGTTATCCGGCTCCGGTTCGCCGTGACTGATGGCCCGCAGGTGTATATCAAGGCCGCTTAAGGCAGCGGGCAAGGGGAAAAATTCGATGGTTTCGCTTAAAAATACCACTTTCATACCTTCTTCTAACGGGACAATGGCGGTCGCGTAGCGGCCCCGGTTCAGGTCAGAAAGGTTTAAGGTATCGCTATCAACGGCGGTAACGGTTTGAAATTGCAGAATTTCCCATGTGCCGTCGGCGTGCTCAATGGCCACTTCGTTAGCGAAGGCGGCCAGCCCGTCCGCATCGGTTGATTGGGGCAGACGCTGGCCCAATTGCGTTAACGGAACCGGCAATTGCACGTTAAAACTGCTATCGGTCGGGCTGACATCGTCGCTAAGCAGGCCGATGACGCTGTTACCGGAAACGCTCATTTCATGCGCTAGGCTGATGCCGTTATCGATGCTGATTTCAATATCCGCGCCGCGCCAGCCCGGCCCCCAGCCCATCACCGCCAGATAATACCCCTGCGTGTCATGCGCGCTTTCGGCGTTGTGCCGCAGCGGAATATTCAGCAGCAGCGCTTCAGTTAAGCCGGGGCTGCCGTGGCGTTCGTCAACCGGTTTGCTCGACGTGGCCCCGTGCGCCTGAATCTGATAGGCCCATGGCGCCTCCTCTACGGCTTCAATCAGCAAGCGCCCGGCCTCTTCTTCGATTTGTTCAATACGCATGCGCCAGTGGCGGTTGTCGGAATCGGTTAGGCTGATTACATCTGTTGGCGTAAGATAGGCCCATGTTAGCGGTAGTTCAAAGCTAAATCGATGCAGTTCTCCCCATGAGGCTTTTAGCGTGCGTGCGGCAATGGTGGCCTGCTCATCGGCGGTAGTGGTAATCGGTAACTCAAAGGAGCGTTCAGCGCGGGCGGCCACGGTTTGGCTACGACGGCTAGCGCTTTGGCTATTGGGCAGAAAATCAATGTCCGCATCCAAGGCCGTGACGTTGACGCGGCGCAACAATTCGGCCTCTTGCACACGGGTAATGGTAAGCGGGCCGTCATCGCGGGCGATGAGGGCGCTGGCCGGAATGTGTACCATGGGCGGATGGATGCCGCGCATAATGGCGTGTAATTGGCCGTCCCATTCGGCAGGATCAAAAAAGTAGGCGCTGCGCAGGCTGTCAATCATCACATCGGCCCCGCCTTCAATGCCCACCTTAAAGCCGCCAACGGCTTGCTGATACAAATGGGTGACGTTAATCCGTTCTACCGGCACGCCGGACCGGCGGTAAAGATCCTGCACTACATCGGCCAATAGGGGATCACGCTGCACCGCATGCCGGGCATCGGTAGGCGCACTGAAACGCCGAATACGCCATTGCACCCGCAAGCTGCGCGTGGTGGCCATGGAAATGAGTTGCGCATCCGGGCCGGTTTCACAGAGTGGATATTCCACCGTGTAACGGTCGCGCTGATAACGCATACACAGCCAGCCGTTGCGAATATAAGCCAAAATATTGTCAGAAACGGCGCTATTCCACCTCCGTTTTTCATCAATAGTGCAGCGTGGAGAAGTAATGCCGTCAGGCAAGGCGCTAATTGTTTGGCTGGCCGCCGCCGAATCATACCAATAAATATAGGCGTGGTGATTAGCCATAAAAGCAATAAACGGGCGCATATTTTGATCAAACGACAGCGCCGCTTCCGTCACATTTGGATAACGAAATAATACCGATTCGGCATGATTCGGCGCGCTAATAAAAAAATCAAATTGGCCCGGGTCAGTTTTATCTTCGCGCACCTGTAATTGCCACACTTGATACTCCAATCCGGCGCTGGGATCATTTAATCCAATCCCTGCCCGCTCCCAATCGATTAAAAAATCAGACGGCTGTTTAACCGGGTCAGGATACCCATTAATCACCGCGTGCGCCGATAATTTATTTTCAGCAATCATGCTACACTTAAACGAAAACGCAAGGTAAGTGTATCGTGATTGGTTTTATTAACGCCGCCATTGGGTAAATATAACCACAGATGCCCGCAGCCAATATAAAGCCTAAAACCATTAATATTATTGGCATGCCCTCTGTCTAATAACCAGGTATATTCATACTCCTGATAATAACTATCGGCCACATAAGGCAAGGCTGCGCCCTTATTTGGCCCCGCCCAAGAAGTCGAACTCGATGGATTTTGATCATTATGACTTGGCTCTTCGAGTACATCACTGACTAGATAGCTATAACTGCCATAATGATTAATTTTTGGTTGTTCCAGACTCGAACCACTGCGTGCTGACCACGATAACGCATAAGCGGGTTTCATTACCCACGCTACACTTTGTTCTGTCCCTTTATTATAAAAAGGAATTGTCCCGGTCGTTCTTCCCGCTACATGTAGCGTAAACTCCCAATAGATATCCAGATATTCATCACTTAATACGGTAATCGTGGTGGGATTGCCTTGACTATCTCGCACCAGAGCACGCGAAAATAACGTAAAATCAGCATAACCCGGCGAACCCAAATAAATCCCTAATTCACTGATATTACCCGTGGCTTGGCCCGGATAAAAACGAAACCAGTAGGTAGCTGGAACCGTGCCACTGTCTTCAGTAAATACATTGGCGGCACTCTCCGCCCCTGCAGCACCCACCCGATTTAATGCCGTATCATTAACAGAAGGCGTGGAATTACCCGTCCCTACGGCACAAGAGAGAGGGATATTGTCACCTCTAGAAATATAGGTTTGTTTGCCTGCATTCGTAATCAGGTTATTCATCCATGGTGATGATTGTATTAGCTTTCCGCTATCAGCCTTAATACGCTGTATTTTATAGCGGCCTTTTAACTGTATCTTTGTCTGGATAATAGAAGGCGTTTTCATGTGAGTTTAATAAATTGCGCGCTAAAGCCTAAACCGGCACTTTCATTATAGTTTTTATGCTCAATTAATGCCTGTTTCAGGGTGATCGACTGCGCACTAAAACCCAATGATTCCAATGTATCTTGATACTCATCATGGCTCAATAAAACCGATTTTAAGGTAATCGATTGTGCGCTAAAGCTCAATGATTCAAGCGTATCCGCATCGTTATCATGGCTAAGAAAAGTAGTTGAGGTAAGCGTCATCGATTGGGCGCTAAAACCTAATCCCGTTTGATCATCATTATGACTGCTTTGATAAACATCTCTTAAGTGCAAGCGTTGCGGTTGTGCATAAAGGGTCAGTTGATCGGTTTCACGTAACGGAAACGGCCGGCTGGTAACATAAACCTCTGGCGGGCTGGCAATAACACAAAATTCAAAATTCGGAATCACTCCGGCACTATCGGTTAACTCCTCATCTTTCACTAAAATATAGGCCAATTCTCTAAATGCGGAAACGGTGGTTTTTTCGTGATCGATAATCACAGAATCAGGCAACTGATCATGCGTTCCATAATAAACACTTAAATGCTTTACGGCCCATTGCCCATTATATTCAGCCCACTCCCCTTCCCATTTTTTATGCGCATCATGCTGCCTGCGGGCGGTTCGGGATACTTTTCGTTTGGCGCTACTGTGTTTCTTCCCAGGTGAAACTGCCGCCGGTTTTTCTCTACTCAAGGGCCAAACTTTTTTACCGTTGCGCTTAATCCAGACAAAGCCATAAATTGGGCCTTGGCATACCCCTACCGCATAATCGCGCCAATAATGATAAGTTGTTGTTTTGGTGCGTCCTTCATGGGGTTTAGCAATATTAAATTTAGATTTTTTGGTTTGGGAAGTTTCACGTAATTCAGATACCCAAATCACATTACCTGCGGTGACAAAACGGCCATAACCAAAAGGAATCATGCCGCCTACCGTACTAACTTGCGTGGCTGAATCGGTTAAGCGCGGGCCGGTAATTTTTGTCGGTTCATCCAATGCCCCGCCAATAGAACTGCCAATCATAATACCCAATTGCGCGCCTTGAACGCCGCCAAAATAGGCCCCGACAATGGCCCCCACCACGGTTAATACACTGCCGATAATGCCGTTACTTTGTTTAACACTTCCGGCCTGCATTTCGCTGCCCGTATACACACTGGTATCGGCAATCGGTGTTAAGTGTTCGCCTCTGAAGTTAATGGAATTATGCCGCGCCCGACACGTTTCAATGGTTTTATCGCAATCT